TAGAGTTTCATCATACGAAGTGAGTTTCTTGCCACATTCATAACATGGTCAATGTAACCACCTTCGTAAGCATTGTGGTAGTTTTTATTTCCACTCGCAGGAGATAACATTAGGTTTGGTCCTAACTCTTCCATTGAATACATATGAAGAAGTTTTTCTAGTCTTTCTCCTTCAAATGATTTTTTGATTGCCTCGATAAACTTGTTATAGTTTTCTTCGAGTTGTTTTTCATCGTAACGATTCATGTAACTTTATTTAAGGTTTATACTCTATCTATTGGAATAGTAATTAAATGATAATTACCATATTGTGGATGTTTTTGTAAGAAATCAACTTTTGAATCTATCTTTAACTTAAAAGCAGTTTCTGTTTCAATGTAATAAAGAACCTTTGAGCCATCCATACTACTAAGTTTCTTACTTTTGTTAAATGGAACTTTTGGTGTTCCTTTGATAATCTGTTCCTTCTCAGTATTATCTACAAATTTTATTGATGCCATATATTAATAATTTTATTTTATACAAATATACGAAAAATATTTGAGAAATCCAAATATTTTTTTAATTTTTTAATTCGTTAAGTGCATTCGAGTATGCCATCTCTGATTGTAATCCAGCAAACCTTTGAACTTCTTGTCCATCTTTTTCAATAATAACCGTAGGAACTGAACGAACATAATACTTTTGTGCTACTTCGAATTGTTCATCTATGTTAATATCTTGGAATGATACATCATTGAATTTACCTTTAACTTGTTCCATAATTGGTGTTAACATCTTACATGGACCACACCAAGTTGCATAAAATTTCTTTACTTCTAACATAATTTCTCCTTTTTAAGTATTCTCTCTCTTTTAAAATTTTCGATATATTTTGTTTTCATTTCAGAATCTATTTCAACATTAAGATAATCAGATAATACATCTAACTCATCTCCATAATAGATTCCTTCGTATGTAAACAAAGGAATATCAAATTCAGATGATAACCTTTTTAAAAGCTGGCCATGAACTTCAAACTGAATTTTAGATTCATTAACCATTTTTTCATCTATATTTTCATATGGTTCTCGTATATGATACTTACTCATATCTTTACCATACTTTCCAAATTTAAACGATAGTGATTCTGCTTGTTCTAATTTGTTTTCTCTATCTAATAAAATAACTTTATCAAATTTTGTTATAACATTAGAACCAAACTCAAACATACTATCATATACATTTGGTTTGTGATGAATCATCATTTTATAAAAATAATTTTTATTTAATGATTCAATAGTTTTTTCTCTATCTGAAAATGGTGTTATCACTAATTTCAATTTCAAAACATTTGAAAGATATTTTGATAAATTAGTAGAACCACTTCTAGCAGAACAAAGTAAACTAACCATCACACGCAACACAATCAGGGTCAACCGCTCTTGTAGCAATATCACCCCTAAGAACTGATTCGGTTCTCATATAATATAGAGTTTTAATTCCTTGTTTCCAAGCCTCTAATGTAACTTGATTAATCCACTTCGGTGTTGCAATCGAAGGGAATGCCAAATTCAATGAAACTCCTTGGTCAATATACTGTTGTCTAACACCAGCTTGTTTAACCAAATCCATTTGATTTATTTCTTTGAATGTTCTGAACACATCCTTGACAGGATAGGTTTTTATTTTATCATCATCTGATACTTCTTCACATTGTACCATTTTACCATTTAAAAAACACCAAGAATTCAGTTCATTAAGGTCTTGAACAGAACCACCATCTTCTAAAATTTTATCCCAAGTATCTTTGTTATTGATACCAGCTTTTCTTAGTACCTTTTCTAACTCTTGGTTTTTTCTAATGAAAGTTCCTTTTGCAGTTTGTTCAGTAAATATGTTTGCTGCCCATGGTTCAATACCAGCAGATACATTACCACTTAGTTTTGAGTTTGAAACTGTTGGTGCAATTGCTCGAAGGTGAGTATTTCTCATTCCACTTTCTTTACACCATAGTGGTTCACCATATTCTGATGCTAAATCTCTTGATGCTCTTTCTGATTCAATTTTAATTTGAGAGAAAATTTTACGAGTTTCGAATTGTGCCTCCATACCTTCAAATGGAATACCATTTTTCTGTAAGTGAGTATGCCATCCTAATACACCAAGACCTAATGCTCTACCTTTTTCAGCAGATGCAACTGAGTTTTCGAATCCTCTCATGTTCTTAGCTTTTTGGATAAACTCTGAAAGTACTCCATCTAAGAACCAAGTTGCGGTATAAATTAAATCAGTATCCTTCCACTCATCATACTTTGCTAAGTTTACTGATGATAAACAACAAACGAATGAGTGATTCTCATCTGTATGTAGAGTGATTTCAGAACAGATATTAGTCATGAATACTTTTAATCCATTCTTCTTATACATTTCAGGATTTGCATTGTTTACATTCCCTTTAAACATGATATACGGTTCACCAGTTGCTTTTCTTTTTTGTAGTAGTTTTCCCCACTTTCTTCTTGCAGTTTCATCACCATCTTGAAGTTTTCTCATAAACTTGTTACCAACAACTGCACATTGGTGAAGGTTGAGTGATTGTCTATTTACATCTCCCTTTGGTTCTCTGATTTCTAACCACTCTTCAAAATCTTTGTGTTCAATATTAAGGTTAACCGAAGCTGCTCCTCTTCTTACTGAACCTTGATTAGTTGCAAGGATTGTAGAATCATATATTTTTGTAAATGGTACAACACCATCCGATGTTCCATTACCTGTAATCGGTGCTCCTGCAGGTCTGATTTGATTGATACCAATACCAACTCCACCACCATGTTTTGCAAGTAACATTAGTTCTAAGTTCTTTTTACCAATATCATAAATAGAATCGGCTACATCGATACCAAAACAAGAGATAGGTAAACCTCTATCAGTACCAGTATTTGAAAGAACTGGTGTTGCGAGGTTTAACCAACCTTTCCAAATATAATCAAAGAATTTAGATGCCATGTGTGGTTTGTTTAACCTCTGAGCTACCCTTGTTGCAACTCTCCAATAAGCATCTTTAGGTTTTTCACCAGCAAGTAAGTAACCTTTAGAAATTGTTTTTACATAAATTTCTGTATTTGCCCATGATGGGAAATCAACATCTAATTCCCAACCTAATTCTTCTCCGTAGTTTATCTTAGCCATTTCTTTGTTTTTTTATTTTATTATATTTTATTGCTCTTAATGCAATATCTACCAACATACCGGTTGGATTTGGAGATAAGATAGAACCCGTCATTCTTCGATTCCATCTATTTTTCATGTTTTCTGTATTCCTATTCATCTTTAACAAAAACACCATCAACAGTTTTACCTGTTCTATCTTTTATTTCATTCCATGCTGCCTCTAAACATTCTGTTGGTGATAAACCCAATTGTTTAGATAAAATAATAAGTGTAACGAAAGAGTCTCCAATACCATCTTTAATCTCTGTTTCGTTTCCTTTTAAAAGTGCTCCTGCAGTTTCTCCAACTTCTTCTAACACTTTTAACATTTGTTTGGGAGCATTATCTTTTACAAGAATTCCTTTCTCTTGTGCCCAAACTAATACGTTATCTGATAATTCATCAAATTTCATAATTGTAACCTTTTATTTAAAATAAATCATCCCAATCCTCACCCTCATTTGCCTTTGAATAATCAGTAGGTCTTATAGCGAAGAAATCGGTGTGAGTATGTCCACCAGTTAAGTGGTAGAACCAATCGAGATTATCTGCTTTTTTCTTATTAAATTCAAAGATACCTTGGTATCCCAATTCTTCCAACTTAGAGTTGGTTCTTGCTTTTATAAATTCTTTTAAATCTGATGCTGATAGGTTTTCTAAATCACCCATCTCAAACATCTTATCAATAAAGTTTGTTTCGAGTTCTACAATTAATTTTGCAGCTTTCTCAATAGAATCTTTACATTGTTCTAACAATTCAGGATATTCATCACACATATGTCTGAACAACTGACAACCCATTCGAGAATGAAGAGATTCATCTCTTACACTCCATTTCATTTGTTGTCCAATACCTTTTAACTTGTTTCTCATTTGGAATGAGTAGAGTACCGCAAATGAAGAATATAGTGATACTCCTTCAGAGAATGCCGAGAAGATTGCCAAACTTCTACCAACTTCTTGTCTTGCCTTTGAATTTGTTGCCAAATCGTCAGGTGTCCAATTAGCGGAAGTTTCGGTTAAGAGTTCGAACTTTGCTGCAGTTGCAGGTTCGTGCAAGAACGCAGCAAAGTTATCTAACCCTAATGTTTCATTTAAATATGAATATGCAGTAGCATGGATAGTTTCTTGTGAACCAAACATCATTGCCATCTGACGTATTTCGTGTTTTGGAAACCACTTGGTAACCATTGTAGTCCAATAATCAGAAACTGCACATTCAGTTTGAGCAAACCCCAAAAGAATATTTCCAACTAAGTTTTTTTCTTCTTTTGTAAGATGTTCATTCCAATCTTTCACATCACCCTGCATAGGTATTTCGGTATGTAACCAAAATGCTTGTGCTTGCTTTAACCACCCTTCGGTGTAATAATCGGGATATTCAAAAGGCTTGTAAGGAACTCTTTCTTTAAATAATTTGCTCATGTTTTTATAACCTATGTGTTTATTTGTTTTCTTCTACTGATGCTTTTCTGTAATCTGTTACAAGTTTTTTAATTTCACCGATGTGTTTTCTAGCTCTCGATTTAGCTGCTTTTGATGAACCATTGTGTTCATCCTCAAATTGAACGAATAAATCTTTAATCTGTTCAAATAGTTCTTGTGAATTTGCCATAAAATATTCCTTTTTTTAAAATTGATTAGAACCCACTATCAATTATGTGGGTGTTTATAACTATTGTATATATTCAAAAACAAAATTGTTTTTGAATTATTTTTTTTAACTTTTTAATTTTGTTATATTAACTTAATTTTATATTCATGGGTGTGATAATTTTTTGATACCCTTACCCCATACTTTCTACATATTTCTTGTGTAAAAGTTTTTTTGTTTCTAATTGTCCACTAGCTGCTTCTTTCTGAACAATTACACCATCAGGTGATGTTCCATCATATACTTCAATATAACCTGTATTCGTATTCATCTTACATGGAAATGTAATTCCATCGGGTCCAAATCTGTTTTTCATTATGTGAGCTCGAGCAGTATCATTTAGTTTATCTTTTGATTTTCTACTTACACTCATAATAAAGTCAGCGTTCATTACTTTAGCGTAAGAATCTGCAATCTTATCAGCCTCAATAACTTCTGAATCAATAGCCGAGCGGTTGGTTTGAGATGCGGTCCATACTGGTATTTCCAATTCTCCACTCATTCCTCGAAGGTCGATATATACTCCCCCTTGCTCTGCATAAGTAGAGTCTGACTTATTTGAGTGGGAGAGTAAAAGGTCAGCGTAATCAACTATGATAACATCGGGCTTGTTATCTAACGTAACCATTTTCTCAATATGTTGCTGTAACTTCTTTACCGTAACACCTTTTGGTGGGAAATATTTAATTAAAAGTTTCCCTTTGAGATTGGTGATTTTCGCTTTAACCTCATCTTTTTTATCCTTCAAATCAGCAGAGGGGATACCTGTAAATACAGTATCATATCGAGCACCAACATAGTGTTCTGATAATTCCATTGTATAATGTACCACACTCAAACCTTTCCGAACAGCTTCTGCACCGATTGCGGTGAGAATCCATGTTTTACCTACACCCGAAGGTGCAACAACTACTCCCAATTCACCTGGTCCTAATCCACCATCCATTAAATCGTTGATAGGTTGCCATTTTGTTGGAACAGTTGTTCTTTTTAAATCCTGCATTCTTTCATCATAATCTTCGATGTAATCCATACCTAAGTTGTTTTCGTTACCAACTTTCATTGCAGCATCTACTAAATCTTTGATTCTATCATAAGAACCAGCTTGTAGTAAATCAACTGAACGTAGGATTACTCCTTTAAGATTTTGATTAATACAGAAATCTCTATACTCTTTTTTTATGTAATCTAAGTCCACATTACCAACTTGTGTGTAGATATGTTTTAGTTGGTCTACCACAGTTTTCTTTAAAATCTCATTATCTACTTTAGATAATTGAGATTTAAATACATCTAATGTAGGTGGTTTTCTAAACTCCTCATGATAATTAAGTATCTCAGATATAATCCACTTATTAGCATCGTTCTCAAAGAACTTAGCAGTGGTTATTTCACTAATTGTATCTAAGAATTTATTATCAGTAATAAGTGCCGATACAACCTTTGATTGAAAAGATTGTCCATATTTTGATAATGTATCTGTTTGTTCTTGCATTGACTCTTTTTAAAACTTATACAAATATACGAAAATTATTTGAATTATACAAATTTATTTTATAAAATTTCATATTCGTTATTACACTTTTTAAAGATAATATCCATTTTATTTATAATATCTTTGTGATTAATTTGATGTAGACAAATATAATCATTTCCATTACCATGATTTATAATCCTATAAATTTCATATTCATTTTCTTTAAAGAAAGAATATATTTCATCATGATTTTTACTTATTTCAATCAAAATTATTGGTAAAGAATTTTTTATTGTTTTGGTAGCACCTTTAATTACTTCAGATTCCATTCCTTCGATATCAATTTTAATAAAATTAACATTTCCTGTAAAAATATTATCTAAAGATTCAACATTTATAATTGAACCTCCGGTGATTTCATCATTTAATTGTACACCACCAAAGTTCACCATTCCATTATCATAAGTCATATCTTTGATATTGGATAAATACTTTGTTTGTTTTTTTGATGATAATCCAAAATTATACTGAGTTATAATATTTGAAAGTCCGTTTTTTAAAATATTAGTAGATAAAATATCATAAATAAGTTTTTGAGGTTCAAATGAAAATACCCTACCACTACTACCAACAAGTTTTCCAAAATGAACAGAATGATATCCAATATTAGCACCAATATCTATTACAATATTATTTTCTGTTATAAGATTATAATATAAATTTACAAGATGACCTTCCCATGAACTATATTTTGAAATAGTGGTAGAAATAGTATCATTTTCTATTCCTATAAATTTAGTATTCGTTGAATCTTTTAACTCTATAAGTTTTATCATTCTGTGATTAAATTTCCAAATGTTGTTTTTAACCAATCATTGATATCCCCAAAGTTTCCGATTACTTTGTATTTTAGGAGGATTTTCATAAAATCCATTTTGTTTAGTGGTTGGATTTCTTCGTTGAATCTATCTAAAGTTTTCATTTTGATTTGACCCGATATATCAACATCATCCAATTGCATCAAATCTTGATTTAATAAGATTTGTCTTTTTGATTTAAGTATATCTTTGTATATTTTTATTTTACCCTTTGTTTCAGCTTCCTTATCTTCACACAGTTTTAATAAATCATCTACTGATAATTTAACATCTTCTGTAATTTCAGGAAATCTTTTTACTACGGTTTTAATACCACATCCATATACACCAGGAATATTATCTGATTTATCCCCATCTAATACTCTATATAATAAAAGATTTTTAGATTCTATACCAAATTCTTCTTTTATCATTGTAGTATTGTACATTTTCTTTTTGGTGGGTGACCAGACGATGGTTGTATCATCAACCAATTGGAGAAAATCCTTATCGGTTGACATAATCACCGCCTGTTCATCTTCCTTAAGAAGTTTGGTGGATATATAAGCCATGATATCATCGGCTTCAACACCATCATATATCATAGTTGTAAGAGGTAATCCATCTAACATTTCATTTAACCAAACGAATTGTCTTTTCATAGATTCTCTCTCATCTTCCTCATTCATTAAATCAGCATATGCACGATTCACTCTGAGTTTGTTAGAATCTCTTTGAGCTTTATATCCACTAAATTTCTTCTTTCTTTGGGTAGAACCACCCTTACCATCAAAAACTACAATAACACGAGTCGGTTGAGTTTGTCTAATGGCATATCCAATAGATTTGAGAGCACCGGTTACACCACCAACATGGTCGCCATCATCATTCATTGTAGGAATGGATGACCAACATCTGATAAATGTATTTAGACCATCAATAATTAATACACGAGAATTCTTGTGTCTATTGATATTCTGGTCTCGGTCTTTCTCAACCGAATCTAAAATGTTTTTGTAGAGTTCTTTCATGTAAGAAGTTCTTTGTTTGAATCTTGGTTTTCATAATACTCTAACGCTTCTAATCTATCTATTGCAGAAGATAGAAGTTCTAATGCTTCTTCTGCATTCTTATAGAAATCTTCAGTAGAATGGTCACCAATACCAACTGCCTTCTTATCTAATAATTCGAGAGATAAAAGTGCTTTGGCCTTATCAGCCTCAGCACTTTTTCTCAACATTGTAACTAATTTACTCATATTGAATTTTTAATCATTTTCACCAGCACCTTCGGTATCAACTTCCATTGCATCAATATCAAGTGTATCTGATTTATATTGTAAGATTGTTTCTTCACATATCTTTTTATAGATTTGTTCTCTAACATCTTCTCTTTCATCCATCAAAGGAATAAAATCCTTAGATTGGAATTTCAGTTCTTCACCTGTTTGTGTATCAATGTAAGTGTACCAAGCACCAGCCTGTTTAACTAATTTGTTTTCTTTCATGACTCCTAACCATGAACCATAATTATCGATTCCTCTATCAAAGTAAATTTCAAAATCTGCCGCTCTTAGAGGTGGGCCCATTCTGTTTTTAATTACTTGACAACGAACCTTCATTCCAACAACCTTATCGTTGCCGTTTACCTTTTGTTTGATTTGTCCCATTCCCTTCAATCTCAATCTTACAGAGGCATGGAAAGCAAGAGCTTTTCCACCTGAAGTTGTCCATGGGTCACCAAACATCGCATTCATCTTTTGTCTAAGTTGGTTAGTGAATACCAATGAAATTTTCTGTCTACCAATCATATTGGTAATCTTTCTCATTGCCTTCGAGATAATAATAGCTTTATCAGTAGCATATCCATCTTTTTTGTAATCGGATGCTAATTCATTAGTAGTAGAAGCAGCCGCAACTGAATCTACTACTATTGTTACTATTTTATCTTTAGAAGTTTCTCTAACTTTCTCAATGATTGTTTCAGTAAAATCAAAGATTTGTTCAACTGAATCTGCTGTTACATAAAGAAGTTTAGAAACGTCAACACCGATTGCTTCTAAAAATTCTCTACTTACTGCAGTTTCTGTGTCAATCAATACCGCAACTCCACCTTGTTTCTGTGTTTCAGCTAAAAGGTGTGCTGATAGTAGTGATTTACCACTTTGTTCCAAACCAGTAACTTCTGTGATTCTACCAACAGGCAAACCACCATAAGGGCGATTGGAAATGGCCACATCTAACATAGCACATCCAGTCGATATCCACCCTTCTACATTTGTAGGTGCAGTATCATCATCTAAGAAAAATGCTACTTTAGAATCTTTTGATTGTTTGTTTAGCTCACCCGCAAGGATATCCGCTAAATCCATTTCTTTTTTCTTCGCCATTTAGTCTGGAATTAATTGTTAAACAAATCATCAAATGCAGCCGCCACATCATCAGTTTTCTTTGAATCTGAAGTTGTAGTTTGTGCTACTGGTTCACTTTTAGTTTCAGTTGAAAGTGTTGATTGAGATACTGATTCATTTTTTGTTTCAGTTTCACCTTCTCCACTTGGATTCAACCAACCTTCTAATACTGATTTTAATTCATCATAAGATAATTCAGAATATAAATCTGTGATTTCAGTTTGTGATTCAATAAATGCAGTTGCTCTTTCAGCATCTTCACTTACCGGTGATGTTGATGGTTTAACTCTAATAGTAGTAGTTGGATACGAAGTACCAGCTTCTTCTGCTGATTTGTATTCGATTGTTAAATCTCTACCAGCAGTTGGGTCAGTAATATCACCATAATCAGGGTCAGCAATGTAACCAAGAATTTCTTGATATACAGTTTTACCAAATCCCCAAAATCTTACTCCTTCACCTTCTTCACCTCTTACAACAACAGGTACGAAAGTTCTCAACTTAGGCTCCATAGCCTTCGCCGCTTTCCAATCATCTTTATCACCCATTCTTTTTAGTTTATCCGCAAACTCTACAATAGGGTCTGGTCTACCAAATGATTGTGGTGATAAATAAGTTTTGTTGTTAATGTTGTAGTGAAAGTACAATTCAATAAATGGATTGTCTTTGTTGAATTTGTAAGGAACAATTCTTACTTGATGCTTACCTGGAGTTGGTTTCCATAATGCATCTGTTTTTCTTTGTGTGTTTTGCAGTTTGTTCAGTCTGCTTCTAATTGCGCTAATGTCTAAAGCCATAATTTTACCTTTTAGTTTTAATTAATTTATTTTTTAAGTTTAATGTTTTGATTCCCAAACTCAATTAGAGGAATCGGTGTACATATAAATATAAGAAAATCCCAAAAACACACCGAAGTTTAAGGAATTTTATTAACAATTTACTTGGCCCATTTACCACTTGAAACAAGTTGTGCAATGATACCATAAACTGATAAATCTTGGAAAGTATCTTCACATGATTCACCAATATTATCTTGTTTACCAAGTACAACTAATTGTTTTAATCTTTGAATTTTATCATTCATTCTAAACCAAAGACCTGTAAGAGATACTTTCTTCTCTTCTTCATTTTCCAACCGTGAACCAACCGAAATATTATCAGGTCCATAATTAGATTGTTTCAAACAAAATAGTTCATACTGCGTGAACATTATTCTTTTAAATTCAGTTGTCATTTCTGGCCATTGTTTTTCCATTTCTGCAACAACTTTTGGATTATCATATTGTAAAACCTCATCATATTGAGGTTCTACTATTTGGGGTGAAAAATTGTGTTGTCTTTTAGGTGTAGTGATTTTTGTAGTTCTTTTTGCCATAACTTATTTTAATTTATACAAATATACGAATATTTTTTTAAAATACCAAATTATTTTCTTAAATTTTTAACAACAGTAATTGCACCAACAGTTGATTCTATCTTTGATTCTCCTACAATTTCTATTAATCCTTTATTAGATAATTTATTTACAGAATCCCAAACTCCTGTTGGTATTTTTGGTCCACAATCATCACATCCAATAATTGGAACTTTATTAATTATAGCTGTTTCTATATCAAAAGTTGAAGTTTCTTCAGTATGATTTCCATCAATCCAAGCAAAATCATATGGTGTGAAATTATTAGTCCAATTTCTGAATTCTTGAGTATCAGACCATCCACTATATAATGTAATTAATTTTTCACCAAAAAAATTATTTATCTGAGATGCTCTTTCGGTAAATTCTTCAATTTTTTCAACAGTAAAAACCTTTACATCTCCCAATGTTAGTTTTGCTATAATTGAAAAAGAACCAGCATTCATACCAACCTCAAGTATTCTTTTTGGTTTGTATTCTTGAAGTAATTTTATAATATAGGTTACTCCTTTAACAGAACTTTCAATACCATCTTCATAAAAATCAATACATCCTCCATCAGGACAGAAAAACTCTCTATCATTATGAGCAATCCATTTTCTATTTTCTCCATTTAATAAAGGATGATTTAGTATTTCGTTTACTAATTTTTTGATATCAGAGGTTTCATCTGATATATAATCTGAGTAATCTATCATATTTTGTTTTATATAAATACAAATATACGAATTTATTTTTACAATTCCAAATAAATTCTTATTTTTTTAATCTTGATACCAAAATTCATCGATTGCAATCTTTTCCAATCGTTTCCACTCATCTTTTAGTTCTTGTAAACTCCAAGATTGATAATCTACACCACGAGGTCTTATACCATATACCTCTTTATACAAATCACTCATACATTGTAGAAATTCTTTTTTACTCCATGTTTCAATAACACTCATAGTTTTAAATTTTAGTAAAACAAACTCATTGCATTTTTCAAACCTTGTTCTGTTGCTAAATGAACAGAATCCACTCGTGGATTTAGGGTTGGATAATCTTTGTATTGTTGAATAGCTAGTTTTTTAGCTCCTCGTAGAGTTTTCGCCCATACGGTATTCCAACCCCCCTCTTCGAAGGTGAACATATACTGTTTTAGTTGTATTGATTTCATATTTTAAGTTTTAAAGGTTTAACTCTCACTCATTAACAGTACTAATATACGAAAAATAATTGAGACTACCAAATTTTTGGTACTTTTTTTAAATTATTTTTAATAATCATATGATGGGAACATATCTTCCCAACCATCTACGGCGTTGTTGTTATAATATCTAACCTCTTTTGGTTCTACATATTCATCAGGCCAAATTGAGTATTGTTCATCTGGGAACATTCCTTCCAAATCAGATAACAACTCATTAGCTTCATCTAATGAAAGTTGAGTTGTATGTTCTTCGGGATAATTCGTTTCATTCATTACTTTGTATAATTCCATAATTTTAAGTTTTAAATAAATAATTTATAATCTTTTTCGTAACTTATTGCTTCTAACTCATATGGATGGTCATTATAATGATAACCCATATTGTAATATCTTTTGAACCAACTTGGTGATTGTAAGTAGTGAATGTATTCGTGAATTAGAGTTTCGATAACCATCTTTCTACTTTTCATCTGAGGATAGTATATTGTGATTTCATTCAACATTGAACAATACTCAGCATGACACTTATCTTCTTCACCTTGAGCACCTTCCTCACCACTATACTTTTCATAAATATTTTTATGAAGTTCTACATAAGGAGTACATTCTTGGAATTTTGAGAACCCATAATGTTTCTCAATCTTTGGAAAGATTTCATTAACTATTTTTTCAACTGTCTTTTTTAACATATCACTTATTTACATAGTAAATATACGAAATATTTTTGATATATCCAAGCAAAAAGTGAATTATTTTTGATTAAATTCTATTACCTCGAAGATTCTTGTAGAAATTTTCTTTGTTCCTTCTACATTGGTAACGATGATTGAGTTTTTGAATTTATCCCAATCGATAGAGAATTTTTTATCCAATACACCACCATTTTCTTCTTTTACTAATTCGTTAAGTGCATTGATTGTATAAAGAGTATTAGATTGTTTTTTTCTATGCACCAATATAGTATCACTCAGAGGTTTCTCTGGTTTATATTGTGTATCTATATTGTATGTAACAAAAAGTTCATCCAAATTCCCCTTATTTTGCAGAACATAAATGTAGTTATAAACTATGTGATATGTTTCTCTAATAAGTTGTAGGGTATTTTGAAGTTCCTCTTTAGTTGTAAAAGTACAGAGTAACTGTGTTTGCATATTAATCCTATCTCACTATTATTTATACTACTATAAATATAAAAATATTAAAGGAAAGGGTTAAATACTACAATTAATCGATAAAATCTGAGAATATGAATGCTATTCTGTTATTAGATACATTTCTAATGTATAATCATATACCTCATTTAATGCGTTTTGAAATACTTTACCAAGTTTTTTATCAGAAAGAACCTTATGAGATATAAATTTTTTATCAATTAGATACTTTATCATTCCTTGTTGGCCCTTACCATCTAATCGATATTCATCAGAATTACCAATTTTTCTGGCCTCTTCCCATGCTTCTTTAAACTCATCTTGTCTATCTGGTTCATCAGCCATTGATAATAAAAATCCTCTATATAAATTATCAGAAGAAAGTTTTATAGTTCTCCTACCACTTTTATCAGTAAGCCCTCTACCCAATCCCATTGCCATTAGGGTATTTTTACCAATTTCTGATTTTAGTTTGGCAAGAGCCTTTTTATCTTCTTTAGTTTCTGCCACTTTTCTAAACTCATTTCTTGCATTTGTGTAAGTTTCATCATCCACATCAAATGTTTCTTTAAGAGTTTTAAAATCATATCCTTTTTTGATTTTTCCTTCTTCTAATACGAGAGCAGCTTTTTGTTGAGTTTGAGATGCAACTTTATTTATCGTTTCGTAAGTTTCACTTTCTTTTTTAAATTCTTCTTCCGATTTACCAATTTGGTCATCTACGATTCTTTCATAGAAATCCTTCATAGATAAATTAGATTTTTTCTGATTAATATTAGTTGCACAAATGATAATATTATCATCATGTTCTCTATTTAGATAATCTTGTTCAGTTGGTTCTCCATTATCCTTATTATCAAATGCAACAGTATGTTCTAAATCAATTGCACTCAAATCAAGTGGCAATCCAGTATAAGGGTCTTGCCCTCCTTGTTCTAAAATACATCTCCAAACAAATCTACCTCTATCTTTATTACCAGGATTTCCTCGTTTTACTTCTAATTTCCCCTGTTCATCTTTTTTGATGTTAGGGTCAGATTTATCCGAAGTTACAGTTCCATCATTTCTAACATATCCTAAAAAATGTTTATCTTTTCCAGCATCAC